AAACCAATCTTATGGTACTGGTTCCAATCGTCATCAGCTTTCTTACAGAGATTTTCAAACCACCGCAGCTGTTTCATCTGCAATTCAGCTAACTCTTGTTTATAATTAGAAGTAACCTGCTCGCGGGTGATTTTTCCTTCAAACCACATCATACCCGGACCAGCATTCTCACTAGCTTCCATAACAGTATTGACAAAATCATCAACTAATGACTTGGCAATATGATGTGCAGCAACCGGAATGACAATATGATGCTCGGTAGCTGGCATTCTCTGAATATAACTAGATTCTTCAATATACATTAGGACAAAATCGTCCTTAGGAGCAGGAGGAATACGGAAATAGCCACGAGCAATAGGCTTAATTTCGATAGTTTCAAACGGACAAATGGAAAGAACAGTTGCTGATGGCATTTTCTACCTCAAAAGCGTTGACGTTTTAAACGTAGGCAATTCCTTGATAGGGTCTGGCTTATCAAGTTCGCCATAAATTACATTACTTTCTTCTTGCTGTCTTTTTTCTTCTTCCTGCCTGTGATCTTCTTCCGTCTTAAACTTCTTTTCAGCTTTTTCTAGATGACCTATGCAGAACTCGATTGCCTTCCAGTTCAAGGGTAAAGGATTATCCTTGTTATCTAAGAAGGGAAGAATTGGCTCATAGGTAAACTTGTCGTGCAGGGTATCTTGTCTATTGGTATTAGGCTCAACTCTTTCAAGGAGCCAGCAATCCTTCATATACCAATACTTCTTAATCTCTACCAGTCCTTCTTTCTTACCTAACCAAAGACCAGTATCTTGAGTAATGATATCATAAGAGCCATACCGCTTTTCAGTCTGGAACTCTGACCGAACAATACGATACTTCTGTTTCCCGGTAATAGGTTCATTACCGTGGAGCCTTGCTAATCTTTCGTTAATCTCTGCTTCTAATGTCATATCAGTTAAGTGAGGCTGGTAATGATCCTTGGAGGGTTCCCACCAGCCCCACTCTCCCTTTTTCCCTTTAGTTTCCCCCGCAACAGGTGAATCAGCGCCCGTCTATGGCCTAAAGGGATACTCTATTAATAACCAGTTGGAACCTGGAGGTTATCAATATATGCCTGAGCAGGCGGGCAATCACAGAACAGATTCCATGAAGCCACGATATAGAATACCTGCGACGTAGCCACTCCACCTGAAGGTCCGCGCATCTCGAAAATCTTACGGCCTTCTACAGTGTAGTAATCAATAGGAGTCAGTTCTGCGCGACCCCAATGATCGTTGGTTAAAAAGTCAATCCTTGTCTTGTTCCAGACAAAGTTTGGCTTAATAGGTGCGCCAGCAAGACGCATGTTTTCCGAGAAGAACAAGTTAAGACCCTGTTCGCTCGCTTCCTTATTGATAACGGAAACAAGCTGGCCTAATGCTTCATAAGCCTGCACCTGACAAGGATGCATCCAAGCAGTAAGCGGAGTCTTGTTATCCATTCCCAAACGATCGCCAATCGCATTAATAGCACGACGGGCAAACGCAGGAGCTAAAGCAGCAGAAGCAGCATTAACACGATTGGCCTGAACTTCTGGCGTGGTAGCACGAGGCAAACCAAGCCATGAACCAACCGTGCTATTCTGAACGTGATAGGGAACACCAAAGAGTCCAACAGGATTTGCACCTGCTAAACCTTCAGGAACAACCACGTCGCCAGGAGCAATAGCTGCAACGGTAACGTCAAGCTGAACCTTTTTGTTAACCAAGTCATACGCAATGATCTTGGCAGGAGTAGCGTTACGAGGCGCTGCAAGAGCAGAATCGTAAACGGTAATCCGCTGACCCTTACGCATTAACTTAACACCATAACCATCAGTCGTGAAGGTCAGGGTGTCATTGGTTAACGTGGTGGTGGCAAAGGAAGTAATAGTACCGATAACACCAGTACCATTAGTCATGCACTGAGCTTCTGTCTGACGACGGAACTCAGGCATTGCCTTAGCCATAAGCTCTTTGAAGAGATTGATAACTGACTTGCGGGAGTCATCAGTTCCCCACTGAGCTTTAGTGTTCCACTGGATGGCGTGCTTGAAGTTCACGGTATTGATAACAGCCTTGTCGTAAGTCTGGCCATCACCAATCCCTAAATCTCCGCCATCAGGATTGTAGTAACCGAAGTATCCACCCGGACCAATAGCCAAAGGAATACGCATATCTCGTTCAGAGATAACTTCCGTATCCTTCTTTTCTACGGTCGAGAAGAACTTCGCTGATTCTAACTCGTAAAGCATGGAGAGCTTCTTACGGACTTTCTCCATCTCTACTGAAAGTAATTGAGTGCCGCCAACAGCCATGATTTATCTCCTACTTGATATACTTCGGTTTCCCGTTGAGTATATCCATATCGGTTGTCTTGGAGCGATCGACCCTGCTAAAGTCAATCTTTTCTTCACTTTTGTTGCCACCCAACCCAGCAGGTACAAGTCGGCGTGACTCAGACTTTGGCGACTCTTTGAACTTGATTCCAGCTTCGCGCAAGACTTTATTCCTAATTGCCGGTAAGGCTTGTCTTGCGCGTTGCAGGTAAGCCTTAACAATACGAGATTTCCATTCCTGTGAATAACGAGAACCTTTAGCCTGGTCGAATAAGGAATTGATTCCACCAAGGTAACGCTTATCAGAACCGAGAATACCATCTACTCCGAGAAAGATATCTCGAATGATATTCCGCTTCTGGTAATCGTCTAACTTGATTCCATCTAACTCCTTAGTGATAGAGAGCTTCATGGAGTGATTGACTACCTCAGTAATCCCGCCTCGGAACTCCTGAGCTTTAGTTCCCTCATACTCCTGCTTCTCCCTCTCAAACTCCTCTTGTTCTCTTGTCTTAGCCTTAGCAGGCTTCCTATCTTCTAAAGGAGCTTTGATATCCTGGGTATCAAACCAGTAGTTATGAGCATGAATAGCAACAGCCGCCAGGTTCTTATTACCTGATTTTAATGCGTCTGCATACATAGACATTAACGCACGCTTCATTGGCTTAAGCATTACTTCGCCATAAAGCTGTGGGCTAAGCTTACCAATAGAATCTAATATAGTATGTGAGAAATCTTCAAAGGACTCCTCATTAGTATTCTTAAGAGCCTTAAGGAAGTTTCCAGTCTTTTCGACATCCCCTGAGGAAATATCCTTATACATTGCTGCGAGGTAGTAAGAGTTCTGAGCAGCTTGTTTGGCTTCTTCAGGAGTACTAAAGACTTCACCAAACTGTTTGTCTCTTTCTAATGCCTCTCGGAGTCCGGGAATCTTTTTGAATAAATCCGGAGCAATCTTCTTAACAGCTTTCGTTAAGTTAGATTGAGTCAGGATTTCTTCATCGTCATCTAGTCCGTCATCCCCAGTCCCATCAGATTCTTCATCATCGGCATCGCCTTCTTCTTCATCTTCATCTTCTTCAGAGGCTTCTTCATCCCCTTCTTCTTCTTCTTCATCTTCTGAAACGGATTCTTCTTCGTCTCCATCTCCATCGGAAACTTCTTCATCTTCTTCGGGAACGGCATCGTCTTCTCCATTTAAAATGGCACGATCGGTAATTCCTGAATTATCATCTCCTGCTGGCGTAGCAGTACCACCAGTATTACCAGGAGCATCATTAGGAGAGTAGAAGACTTTGGGAAACTTGAACATTTTAACCACCTAATCCTGTTGAAATTGTATCAGGCGGCATACCAGGAGGTGTCTCATTAGGAGTTTCAGTCCGCATCTGTTGCATCATCTGATGTGCTTTCCAGTGCAAGACTACATTCTGGTACCCGGCCGGATTTTCTGTTTTTGCTTTCTGACCCTTAGAACTATTTAACCAAACTTTAAGAACTTCTTGTTCGACTTGGTGGTCATCGAACTCCTCAGGTGCAATAGAGGATTCAAAACCAAGTGGAGAGTTTTGTGACGGTAAAGGCTGTTGCTGTAGGAGTAGAGAGATTTCTCGATACTGTTTAGTCCTATCGTTAATACCAGGAATATACAGTTCAGGAATAGCTAAGGCTCTCTTGACCAATTCATTGTTTTGCGGATGGGCAAGAACAGCCATTAACATTTCGTCCTTAGACTGGACGAGTTGCATTAATGTGTCTTTAATCTGGCCGGAGGAAAGTGGTAAGAGTTCAGAGAACTCAGGTTCACAATTACCAACTTCACCAATCTTAAGTGCTACGTGGTCTACTGAAGTAGTTTCAAATCCGCCAGAGTTCTTTTCGGTAATCTTCTCGTCATACTCTAAGAACTCTGCATACTCTTTTACTGCCTTACCAATTACATCTGCCCATAGGAAGGAGGCAATAGTAGAAACTGTACCTAATCGCTGAAGTGCCTGATTCTGAGATTTAGTATACTCCGTGGCTGTAGACGTTCCTGGTACCGAACCTCCATATACAGTCGGAAAATCGCCAGTGACAAACTCAGCAAGGTTCTTATACTTCTGAGTAAGTCCCATAACTTCGGGAGAA